CTGGTGGAGCTGCAGGTGCTGCAGCAGGTGGAGCTGCTTGTTCTGGGGCGGCTGCTGGAGCCTCTCCGCCTGGGGCAGGAGCTGCTGGCTGACCACTTAGAACTTGCTGTAGCTCAGGTGGCATTGGAGCCACGTTCTGAGCCTGAGAAACATCTTTAACAAGTGCCATAATTTCTGGAGCAACAGCTGAAAGCATAGCTTCAGTTAGCTCTGGAGTAATGGCACCCTTATTAATAATAAGGCGTAATGCCAACTCCTGAGGAGTAGGTGCATCTTGATCTGAGAATCCGTGAGAACGTCTCCAAGTATCGTAAGAAACAGCCATCTTTTCAAAACCAGTGTCTGCATCCTGAGCACGGTCATTACGGGTTGCAATCTGACTTGGGTCATACCAGATGTGAATTCTTGAAACATCAGCTTCTGGGTATCCGTTTGCAACTAGATAAGGACGCAAGTAAACAACTGTGAAAGCATCTGCAATCAGAAGCATTAGCGGTTCGATGTGTGCCTTGTATAGGCTTTCATCGATCTGTAGAGCGTTTGAATACTTGACGTTAGCTAGACCTGAAACAATGTCTTTAGGGACATCTAGACCCTGCATGATTCGTTCTAGAACACGGTCAGCGCGAGCAACAAGAGAAGCGTCAAATGAACGCTCGAACTTGAACTGCTTGATTTTGTCGCCAAGCTCGGCAGGGCCACGAATAATTAGTGGAACAACGGCAGACGCTGAATCTTCGTCCTTAATAGGAGTTGTCATCGCATCAATTAGCTGGTCTTCAAATGCATCTGCAGCCTCGTCTGGAGTTTGCTCTGCATAAATTCCATCTTCATCGTCGTAAGGGAAATCTGGATCTGGCCCTGCAGCAACAGAAAGACCGTCTGGCAAGTACAAGGCACCAGCGTTAAGCCTTGAACGAGCTGTAGAGCGGAAAGTACGATTAAGTAGAAGTAGTTCAGCACAAAGGTCTAGAAGACCGCGTAGCGAGCTATCAGACTCCTGTGAGTAGCGTGGGTGTGACTTCCAAATGCGTCCAATGAAAGCTTCTTTTGGAAGCTTGATTGCACCACTAGCAGCAGAAGCCATACCACCTGAATTAGTTCCAAGCTCACGTCTAGGGCTGATGATGTAATTACCCTTAGAGTCAATCTGAAGCTCGTCAACAGAACGGATATCCCAGCTCTCTGGAAGTCCAGTACCGATACGCTCTGGAACCTGAACTAGATAGCATTCACCAGCAACCTGCAAGTTGAGAGCAGCATCTTTAAGAAGACCTGACTGACCTCCATAAGCAGAGTCAAGACGTGAAAGAGCACGCTGAGCAGCAGCAGCTAGCTGTGGGTTAACCTTAGATGACTTTTCAATTGGAATTGGAGCTTCGGCAGGGTCTTCTACAATTGCTGCATAAAGACGAATACGAGAAACAACAGAAGCAACCAAGTTAAATGCATACTTTACTTCACCAATCGCGTCGTAATATTCCCAAGCTTCAGTCTGCCAAGTAGAGGAAGATGAGGCACGTCTAGATTTAAAATATTCTGCTTCAGACTTATCACCAATTTTAATCTGAGCAGCAGCAGCAGTTAGTGGACGCGGAGAACTATAAGCAGCAGGTTCGGCGTAAACCAGCCCGAAAGAGTCGACAGAGATTCCAGGTGCAACTCTTGTAGCAGTCTGAGGAGCCGTTGCACGAATACCAGTTGCAGTTGGGCGAGACTGCTTTTTATCAGCATCTTTTCTAAAAATTCCCAAAGGAGATCTCCTATAATTTAGCGGTCAAGTCGAGCCGCCACTAGGCCAACAATTGCAGATATGGACAGTACTAATGATACCACATAAGCAACCGTAGGGACCAGTAGATGAAGCCCAACGATGAAGATTGAAACATAAAAACCACTACACCAGTTACAGGTAATTAAATACCCTAAACCATGGCTTGGTGGAAATTTTTTCCAGATTTTTTCTCTTACAGATTCAAGAATAGTGTCTGTTGTGATGATCCTAGTTAGGCGAAACGCAGCTAACGAGTAAATAAGCAAAGTTAAGGCGTCTATCTGCATTAGCTGTCCTTAAGAGAGATTATTGTTTTATACGGATTCCACGCACGCAAGCGTGAACCACAGCCGCAACTGTCATTTCTAACAAAAGCAAGCATTTTTCCGCCAGAAGTTATAACTTTAGCCTCTTTATCTGGGTAAAGCATAGTGTAGGACTCTCTAAAAATAATTTTTGCACCGTCAGGAGCGTCAATAGCAATAGTTATGTGAGTTTCATCAACAATAACACGTGCAGTACTGACTTGGAATGATCCTGGAGTCGGAGGAGAGCATGTTAGAAGACTAATATCCTCTAAAGTGCCTGGTGCAACAACAACAACATCAGCTGGAAACACGTCTAATTTGATTTTCATCGAGGTCTGAACACTTTCGCTCCACTTCCAGGCCTAGTATTGGGAATTCTACGGTCTGAATGGCTCTTTGCACGGATTTTTCCACCTGAAAAGCCTGGAGGTGGCTTAATTAGCAGGGCAGTTAGGGCGTGAACAAGGGCGTCAACGCGGTCAGGGGATTTACCCTCACCTGGAACCCAAGAAATCATCTGAGACTCTAAATCAGCCAAAAAACCTACGTGATGGACACGATTTTGCTCATATGCAAGGGTAATTGGCTCTGCACGCAGTGCTTTTCCTTGTTTTGAGTGAACTTCAAGCACTTTAATCGTTGGATCAATGGTATTGATAGCGTTTCTAACTAGGGCTCCACCCTGGTTTACTTCGGCCACAACTGGGCAACCCCACTTACGAGCCATTTGAACTACCTTATTGGCCCAAACATCTGGAGAACCATGGACTGAAGCATCTTCAAGAACCCAGGCATTACGTTTATATAGGTCATGCTCTGAAGTCGAGCCAACAACAACAATTCCACACTCGTCACGAGGATTTTCAGCAACAGATGGGTCAACGCCAATACAACGTAGTGGAGTTCCTAGAGGATAGAAGCCTTCACGGCCAGCTTCAATCATTTCCTCGGTCCAGAGGGCACCTTCCATAGCTTCGAGCATCTCACCATAAAGTTCCTGACGAGCAAGCGAGGTACCTTCATAAACGCCAAGCATTGTGTCCAAATAAGCACCAGCAAGGTTACCTGCGTTGTCCATCGTAGAACCACGAGTAATAACAACTCGGTCGGTGCGGGACTCTTCAATTAGTTTGTAGAGCAGCTGAGTACGTTTGGGGGTAGTTGTAACAAGAATCTTTGGGTGAGCACCAAGACGAGTACCAACGCGTAAGTTATCAAAGGCGGTCATACCTGCAGCATCTGGAGTCTGTCTCCAAGCTGCAATCTCATCGCCCCAGGCGTGAGTGAACTGCGGACCACGGAGAGAGTCTGGCTCGTCAGCAGTAAAAAGTGAGGCTACGTTTCCATTAGGCCATGTTAGACGACGCTTGGAGGGCTCATAGAGTGGACGCTCGGAAGGAGGAGTGACATTCATAATGCCAGACTCACCTTCAACGATAACGTCACGAACGTCTCCAGCAGTACGGGCAACAAGAGCGAAACGACGTTGTCCAGTATTTGTGTACTTAGCCTGTTCACGCACCCACTCGGAGGCTAAACGAGTCTTACCAAAACCACGTCCCGCTAATACAAGCCAAACATTCCAGTCGCCTGGCGGGGCCTGCTGTTCAGGGCGACCCCAGACAGACCAGTCCCACATCAGAACTTCTGGGTCCATACCAGCCAATGCAGCGGCTCGCTCTTCTGGCGAAAGAAGAGCAAGCTGCTCCATAATTGATTTACCCATGAATCTAGTTTAGTGCAGTTGGATATGTGCAATAGATGCCCAAGGAATAAAGTGAATAGAGGCATACTTACGTGCAAGTTCTTCCATCTTTTTTGGTTGAATTAGGTCTTCAACTGGCGTTTTATCAAAACGTTCTTCAAAGTAGTCATCAATAGCATTTTGACTAAAGAACAAAAAGGCATAAACACCTAACTTGTCTGAATCAAAATACAGATAACCATTAACTACAGACAACTGCTGTGAGTTATGTAGTCGCATAGAAATGCTGTCAAATTTATTAACATGTAGAAGGTTGTATTTACTCATTACTTAACTCGATTCTCTTGAACAATAGGGGTATAGACTTTAGAAGTAGCAGTTACAGGCTGCTTATAGCCATAGCGTACCAGACGAAAACGTAAAGCACCATGCGTCACACCTAAGCGTTTTGCGAGTCGGTAGAGGGTAACCCCTTCGTTGACGTGAGCGTGATTTAGCAGAGCTGTATATTCCTCTGCCTCGGCACGATACTTCTTGCCACTCGAACGCACCTGTTGAGCGTAAGGCTGAAGCTCTAGCAGCCTAGCTAATGTAGCTGGACTCGGCTCGATATAAATAGGGCGTGGACGCTCTGGCTTAATCGGAGGCTCTGGAATTTCTACTGTCAAGGAAACAGAAGTAGAAGAAGGCGTTGAGGCAATCTGTCTCACTCTTTCTCTAGTTAGGTTAGACGCAGAGGCAATTGCTTCTAGCG